TCGAGCGCCAGGTCGGGGCGCACCGACCGCGGGATCAGGTGGTGCACGTCGCCGGCCATCGGGTGGCCGCAGATGACGCACAGGTCGGAGGTGGCGAGCACGCGGGCGCGCAGCCTGCGCCAGGGCCGGCCCTTCGGCCCGCTCACCTGGGCTTGCGGCGCTGGCGCTGGCGTAGCTCCTGCTTGCAGCCCTCGCACCGCTCGCCGAACGGGATGGTGCGATGGCAGGCGATGCAGCGTAGGCGCCGCTCAGGACCGGGCCGCCAGCGCCGATGGTTGCGAACCGACCCGGCCACGGCTACCGCCAGCGCCGGGCCAGGGTGGCCAGCGGGACCCCGACCGCCGGCCTGCCCCCGGCCCGTACCCCGACCACCTCGGCGCCGAGGTAGGCGGGAACCCGGACGATGGCGACGTGGTCGAGCTGGGCGCGGGTGCGAGTGACGCGCTTGCGGTCGGCCGACCAGCGCGACCCGCCGGGGACCTCGACGAAGCCGACGCTCAAGCCCAGCGGGACGCCGTCTCTGGCCAGCTCCAGCACCTCGTCGCCAAGCGCGGTCTTGCTCACCCGCCAGGCGCCCCAGGCGGCGTCGGCGCGGTCCTCCAGCTCGACCGTGCGGCCGATCGGGAGCGTCTCGGCATCGCGTGGGTGGCGGGCGGTGAGTGGGACCCTGGCGGGGTCGACGTCCGCCAGGGCGCCACGCTGGAACTGCTCGACGACCAGCCGACCGCGGTCGAGCACCTGGGCCTCGGTGCCCCAGGGAAGCAGGGCGCCGAACAGCACGCGGCCGTCGCCGCCGTCCCGGACGGCCAGGGTGGACGTGTAGGAGCGTTCGAGTACGGTCATGCGACAGCTCCCGGTGCGGGTGGCGGCTGATTGTCGATGCCCGGGATCGGCGGGCGGTCCTCGATCTCCCGCACCTCTGAGCGCAGCAGCCAGCCGGCCTCGATGCCGAGGCGGTGCGCCTCATAGCGTTCGCGCAGGGTCGGGCGCAGCAGGGCACCGGCGTTGAACTTGGCGCGCTGGGAGCGTGGCAGCAGCGCGGAGACGGCACGCTCGACGCGGCGCAGCCACGGCGCCAGGGTGAACTGGAGCAGCTCGGTGGCGCGCATCTCCGGCGAGCTGTAGTCCTCGTGGCCACCGGTCTCGCCGCCCATCATCACCGGCGGCACGCCGAAGAACCGGCAGATGGTCGAGACGTTGAACCGTTGGGTCTCGACGAACTGCGCCTCCTCGGGCGCGATGGTGATGTTGCGGTACTTCGCGCCGCCGAGCACGGCGGGCTTGTGGCGGCCCTGGTGGCGGATCATCCACGTGGCCACCAGGGTCTCGGCGGCGGTGCGGTCGAGCCGCTGGTCGGACTCGATGACGCCGGAGGGGACGGCGCCCTCCCCGAAGAACTGCGCGCCGAACTTCTCCGCGGCCAGGCCAAGCCCGATGCTTTCGCGGGCGTAGGCGATCGGCGACATGCCGAGGATCGAGCCGGCGACCGGGTACGCCTTGACGTGCCACAGCTCGGCGCGGTCGACCTCGGCACCGTCGACGCGGATGACCGGCGGCGCGTCGCGGCCCTCCTGCACGCCCACCCGGTCGGGGTCGAGCAGGTCGACCTGGGCGGGCAGCAGCCCAGCGCCGGCCCGGTCGGAGATCATGCCCCAGGCGTTGCCGCGGGTGAGCAGGCAGCCCACGACCGCCCACAGCCAGTCGGCCAGCTCGGGATGGTCCGCCGAGGGGCGCTGCAGCAGCCGCGGGGTGGGCAGCGGGTCGCGCTCGTCGTCGCGAAACACCTGCAGCGGCAGGGTGCTCACCGAGTCGGCCAGCAGCCGCACGCAGCCCCAGACCGTCGACAGGCGAAGGGCCCGGTCGGGCGTGACCTGGACGCCGGCCCAGCTCTGTACTGGCGGGATGTCGCCGATGTTGAACAGCGCCCGATCTTGGGTGCGAGGCGTCCAGGGCCAGCGCCAAGGCATGGCTCAGGTGGTGTTCACGAAGGTCTTGACGGCGCCGGTGTCGATCAGGGCGCCGTCGAGCCGGAGGATGCACCGGAACGCGACCAGGTCATTCTGAAAGCGGAACTCGTCCGACCGCTCGAACCTGACACCGTTGACCAGCCGCACGAAGTAGCGGGACATGTCGCCGAAGGCGATCGACTCGGCGGTGTTGGCCATGGCCGGCATAAACGGATCGAGGTAGGACGGGTAGCCGAGGATCGACCCGCGGGTGCCGAGGCCGGCGACCGGCTGCCCGGTGGTGTCTCGAAGCTTCCGGACGATGATGTCGCTGGCGTTGCGGAGCAGGAACGCCGCCGACGGCGCCGCGGCGTAGGGCTCGGCCACGCTGCCGATCAGGTTCCACAGCGCGTCGGTGCCCTGGTTGGCGGTGCCCTGCGTGCCCAGGCTCGTGCCGGTGCCGGCCGGGCCGGTCACGCCGGTGGCGGCGTCCAGCAGCAACCCGCGCGGCTCGGTGGTGCCCACGCCGTTGATCAGGTCGTCGCCGTACCCGGTGGTGCCCAGGCCCAGGCTCAGGGCGGCCTGGCGGGCGAGGAAGTCGATCAGGTTGGTCGGCGTATCCGTTGCCAGCTCTTGGCTGATCTCGAAGTAGTTGGCGTACTTGAACGCCTTGAGCGTCACGGTCGCCAGGGTGGGGTCCGACTCGGTGATGGAGGCGCCCTCGCCGATGATCGCCGAGCTGACGAACCCCGTCGACTTGGGGACGATCAAGTCCTCGCCGGTGGCCGTGGTGATCACGGTGGCGCCGGCGGCCATGATGCTGCTCGTCTCCACGAGGTGCTGGACGATCCGCGAGTACACGTCGACGCCCATGGCCTGCGTCGCCGTCGACTTGAGGGTGTCGCGGGTGTGGACCTGGACGCGGCCCACGCGACCCTGGACGGGCTCGGGCAGGTCGTCGGGCCACTCGTCGGGCAGGTCGGAGTAGACCTCGATGGGGGCGGGGTTCTTGGCGAAGATCGCCGACCGGAACGCGCGGGCGGTGTCCAGCGCTTGGCGGCTCAGGGTCGGGCCGCGGCCGGCCCGCTGGGCGGCGCGGGCCTCGGCCAGCAGCCGCTCGTGCTCGGCCTCGATGGCGTCGTCGGCCTCGCGCTGGTCGACGACGCGGGCCTGGTAGTCGCGTAGCTCGTCGGCGGCCAGGTCGCGCTGCTCCTCCGCGGCCCTGGTGAGGATGGCGTCGGCGGCGGTGCGGGCGTCCGCCCGTCGCTGGCGTAGGTCGTCCAGTAGGGCCACGGCGGCGGCTCCTTGTCGGTCGCGGCGCCCGCGCTCTGCGGGTTTGCAGAGCAGGGTACTACGCGGGGCGATACACCGTGGGGCGCACTAGTCTTCGAACTGGCGCTGCATGGCGCGAAGGGTCTGCCACTCGTGGGCGGCCTCGGCGAGCTGGCGGCGGCCCTCCACGAAGATCCAGCGGCCGTCGCACTCGACGCCGGCGAACCAGCGATTGCCGAGGATGCGGAGGCGGCCCTGTTCGTTGGCGGCGCCCAGCAGCTCCCGCGCTTCATCCTCGGTGATCCGCATGCTCTCGGCGACGGTCTGCACCGTCCAATGGCAGAGGATGTAGAACTCATCCTCTGGCATGCGGTCGGGGGGCTGGTCGCTCATCATCGGGAAGCACCGGCCCGGGATGCCGACCACTCGCCGCACGGCTCAGAGCAGTAGATGCCCGTGGTGCAACGCTCGGACTCGCCATCGGCCAGGGTCTCGACGTGGGCCCAGTGCAGCACCACCTGGTTGAGCGGGAACAGGGTCCCGCAGTAGTCGCAACGGGCAACGCGCATGGCTACCTCCTGATTCGGGTGACCAGCCGCGGCCGGCCGCCGGTCTGCTCGGATTCGGTGGTGACGAACCCTCTGCGCTCCAGGAGGGAGCGGGCCTGCGCGAGCCGGTTCGCGCTCACGTGGCGGGAGAACACGGCGCGCTGCTCCTCGCCGTCCAGGCCGGTCTCCCCGGCGGCGGCGACGGCGGCGAGGAGCTGGTCGGCGACCGGGTCGCCCAGGGCGTTGCCGAACACGTAGTAGGCACTGGCCTCGCAGTACTCCCATACCGCCAGTGCCGCCCGGATGTGCTCGGGGCGGATGACCTGCGACCCATCCAGCAGCGCGTAGACGACCGACAGGCGGAGCGTCTGCGCCTCCGGGCGGGCGGTGAGCGCGCCGGCCAAGCCGGACTCGCCGTCGCCGAACCCGTCGTAGGTCTTAGCCCACAGCTCCCGCGCCTCCTCCGTGCGGCGCAGCACGCCGACCTGTTGGGCCTTGCCCAGCGTCGCCTTCACCTTGCCGGTCAGGTCGTCCAGGGCAGCCGGGTCGAGCTGGCCACCTTCGGGGAGCTTGCGGGAACGTCGGACCAGCGCGAACAAGAACCTGTTGGCGAACCCGTTGGCGATCTCGGTGTCCCCGAGGCGGCGCAGCAGCTCCGCCGCGGTGATGTGGCCGACGATGGAGATGTGGGCGCCGCTGGCGCACAGCGGGTCCTTGCGGGTCATCGTCCGCAGGTCGCCGGTGTCCCATGCCTGGCGTAGCACTGCCGACAGGGTGTTGCCCTCGCGGGCGGCGACCGCCAGGACCCGCGCGAACTCGCTCTCGACCGCCAGCAGCCGCTTGTCGGCCAGCGGGTCGTCGTCGTGGACGGCGGCGATCAGCCCTTCGCCGGAGGCGAGCCCGCCCATGACGCGCGTCGCGTACCACTCCGGGGCGGCGTCGTGCATCAGGCGGTTGACTTCGGCTTGGGCGGTGCCCTTGCGGGCGCGGGCCGTCTCGCCGACCAGCAGCACGTTGAGGCGAGCGGGATGGGCGGTCGCGCCGACCAGTGCCCGCGGCCCGTGGCCCTGCGAGGGGTTGGCCGCATTGCCGAAGGCGGCCAGGAACGACAGCAGCAGCGCCACCGGGTCGGCCTCGGTGTGGGGGCCGAGGGTGGCGACGACCTTCCCGGCCAGCCCGTGGTGGGCGGCGGGATCGAGCGTCGGCCAGTCGCGCTCTTGCTCTTGCGCGGAAAGCGCGGGAAGCGCGGAAATCCCCTCGCGCGTGGCCGCGTCGTCGGGTTCGGGAGACCTTTTCGCGCTATCCGCGCTATCCGCGCAGCCCATGCACTGCCAGTAGTAGGTGTCATCGGCCCAGCGGTACAGCGCCCCCGTCGAGGTCCCGCAGTCCTTGCAGGGTCCCTCCTGCTCCGGCGGGAGCGGGCTCATGCCGCCCACTCCTCGACCTCGACCTCGCCGAGCGCAACGGCGGCCATGTAGAACGGCTCGCCTGGTTGGGGCGACGACGGCCAGGGGGTGTAGGGCGGCTCGGGCGGCGGCCGGTGGCAGCCGCACCGGCACCGGCACCGCTCGCAATGCCGGTCGCCTGCATCGGGTAGGATGGCAACGCCGCCGTTGAGGTGGTGCCGTGTGGTCGCGGTGTAGTACTGGCCGGAGCCGGGTCGTCTGCTGCGGGGCGATCCGGCTCTGCCGTTGTCAGGCCACGGCATCGGCGCCGCCCTCCTCGACCCCGGCGCCGACGACCACGGCGGCCAGCTCGGCGAGCAGGGTGGGGTCGGTGACGTGGTCGGGGAACCCTTGCCGGCGGCGGCTGTCGACGACCTGGATGCGGATGCGCTCCCGCTCGGCGGGGGTCACCGGGCACCGGCCCGCTGCTCGGCGAGCCAGCGCTCCAGCTCGGCCTCGGGGAACAGCCGGCGGCGGCTGAGCTTGTAGCTGGGTGGTGCCTGGCCGGTCTGGATCAGCGTGCGGAGCGTCCTGATGGACACGCCGATCTTGGCGCAGACCTCCTCGATCGAGAGGTCGCGCGTGCTGGACATGGCGGGGCCTTCCCCACCCGGGCGCCCCTACGGAATGGCTACTTGACCTGCGCTACTGCAATCGATGACTGTTCATCGACCGCTGGACACTTAGCCCCCAGGTGAGTAGCCTCCGAAGGTGTAACACGAACACGTGCCCTACCACGTGCGCGTGTCTTGGGCGCGGTTCCCTGTCCGGGTGGCTTTGCAAGGGCTCGTCTGGGGGGAACCGCGCCCATTCTTAGCTGTCGCGCCTCATGAAGGCAAGTAAGGGCAATGCGCGAAGATGCGCATGACCTGCGTGTCTAGACCTAGGCCCGCAACCACTATGGCTGTACAGCCACGCGCATACTCGTGATCCGCAAGGGCACGAACTACCGGGTTGGCCGATTCAACAGGGCCGCATTGTCCCGATAGCGGTATCTCTCACCGTCCGAACAGGTGGTCGAGCCGAGGTCTTGCGGATCTCGCATGACCGCCCGACATGGCCGGGTTGACGAATTGTCAAAGGGTTCTTATCGAATTCTTAGACTCCCCAGATCGGCTTGAGGCGGGCCTCGACGTCCGACCCGCGGTGGTGCACCGGCGACGGCTTCACCGTGACGTGGTGTAGCGGCGCCGCAGCCACGCGCGCCGCTCCCCGATCGTCCAGCCGTCCCATGCGGCCCGTAGTGCGTCCTCGCTGCGGGGCAGGTCGAGCATGGCCTGAAGGTCGGGCGCTTGCATGAGCCGGCCGGTTGCCTCGCGCACGAGCCGTTGCAGCTCGTCACGGCGGCGGCGCATGGTCTCGTCGTAGAACCGGGTCCCGGCGACCTGCTCGATGTCGGCCAGTTCTGCGCGCCAGTCGTCGAGCTGCTCGACGCTGGTGTCGCTGGCGAGTAGCGCGGCCCGGCGGGCGTTCAGGGCGGTGGCCAGTCGTCGGACGTGACGGTGGCGATGAATGCCTCCTCGGCCCAGCGGTCGGCGCGGGCCAGGCTGACCACGGTCGAGCCGCATCCGGCGAAGCGGCCGCCGCTGCCGGTGCTCTTCTTGCACCGGTACACGAGCTGCGGCGGCTGGCCCCGGCCGCCCTTGGTGGCGGCGTACAGCGGTTGTCCGCAGTCGGGCCGGCCGCAGACCAGGATGCCGCTGAGCAGATGCTCGGCGGGCCGGCCGTTCTTCTGCCGGTCGGGCTGGGCGAACAGGCGGACCAGGGCGCGGTGGGTGTCCTGGCCCACGATCGTGGCCGTGCGGTCGTTCAGGAGGATGCGGCGAAGGTGGGTCACCCGCCAGCGCTTGGCCTTGCCTGGTCGCAGATCGCGAGCGTTCCAATCGTCGACGACGCCGGACACGGTCTCGTGGTCGCCCAGGATGCGGCGGGCGGCCTCGCGCAGTAGCGCGGCCTGGTCGTCGTTGACGGTATCGGCATCGGTCCAGCCGAACACGAGCGGTCCCATGGGCCGGCCTTCCTCACGCTGGCGTTGCTTGCCGGCGATGACGCGCTCGCGCATCAGCTCGCGCTCGAATTCGGCGAACGCGGCGAGCAGGGTCAGGAACATGCGTCCGACGGGGGTGCTGGTGTCGATATTCTGGGTCAGAACCCGAAGCTTGATGCCGCGCTGCTCCAGGTTGTTGACGATGGCCAATAGCTCGACGGCGCTTCGTCCAAGGCGGTCGAGCTTCCAGACCGTGAGCGTGTCGCCGCGCTGGAGCTCGGTCAGGACCTGGTCACGAACAGGCCGGGCCTTGGCGACGCCGGAGACCTTCTCTTCGTAGATGGCATCGCAGTTGGCGCGGTCCAGTGCGGTAAGTTGCAGGCCCGGGTTCTGGTCCAGGGTGGAGACGCGGGCCAGGCCAACGTCCATGATCTTGCCTCTCATGCGGCGTCCTTCCTGCTGGAAAGCTTGACACTGGCCTTGATGCCGTAGCGGGCGCCCTCCTGGGCGAGCACCCGGGCCAGGCCGACCAGCCCCATCTTGGCCGCGCCGTAGTTGGACTGGCCGAAGTTGCCGAGGATGCCGGCGTTGGAGGCAGTGAGCAGCACCCGCCCGTAGCCGGCCTCGCGCATCCGCGCCCAGGCGGGCCTGGTCACGTGGAAGGCGCCCTTGAGGTGGACGTCCAGGACCGGGTCGAGCAGCTCGGGGGTCAGGTTGTGGAACGCCTTGTCGCGCAGGATGCCGGCGTTGTTGATGACGATGTCGACCCGGCCGAAGGCCTCCAGGGCGGTGTCGACGATCGCCTGGCCGCCCTCCGGGGTCGCCACCGTGTTGCTGTCGGCCACGGCCACGCCGCCAAGGCCCTCGATCTCCTTGGCGGTCCGCTCGGCCGGGCCGGCGGACCCTCCGGTGCCGTCCACGGCGCCGCCGAGGTCGTTGACCACCACCTTGGCGCCGCGCGCGGCCAGCAGCAGCGCGTGCTCGCGCCCCAGCCCGCCGCCGGCCCCGGTCACGATCGCCACCCTGCCGTCGAAGCGGATGTCGGCCATGCCTCGCCTCCTCGAACCTTCGCGTGTAGCCAGCACGATGCCGGGTCGCCCGGCCGCCGTCCAGCTACGATCGGCGGGGTGGTGGCCGCCGACCGTCGGGAGGGAGCATGGGACCGCTCGCTGGCGTGCGGGTCGTGGAGCTGGCCGGGATCGGGCCCGGGCCGTTCTGCGCCATGCTGCTGGCCGACCTCGGCGCCGAGGTGCTGCGGGTCGACCGGCCCGCCGCGGCGCGGACCGGCTGGCCGACCGTGCTGGCACGGGGACGGCGCTCGGTCGCCGTGGACCTGAAGCACCCGGACGGCGCCGGCGTGGTACTGGACCTGGTCGCCGCCGCCGACGCGCTGGTGGAGGGGTTCCGGCCGGGCGTGGCCGAGCGGCTCGGGATCGGCCCGGACGCCTGCCTGGCCCGCAACCCCCGGCTGGTGTACGGCCGCGTCACCGGCTGGGGCCAGGAAGGGCCGTGGCGGCAGGCGGCCGGGCACGACATCGACTACATCGCACTCGCCGGGGCGCTGCATCCGGTGGGCCCGGCCGGCGGCCCACCGGTGCCGCCGCTCAACCTGGTCGGCGACTTCGGCGGCGGCGGGATGCTGCTCGCCTTCGGGGTGGTGGCGGCCCTGCTGGAGCGCGGCCGCTCCGGCGCCGGCCAGGTGGTCGACGCCGCCATGGTCGACGGCGCCGCCCTGCTCACCACCCAGTTCCACGAGCTGCTGGCGGCCGGGCTGTGGCACGAGCGGCGCGGCAGCAACCTGCTGGACGGCGGCGCGCCCTTCTACGGGGTCTACGAGACGGCCGACGGCCGCCACCTGGCGGTCGGCGCCCTGGAGCCGCAGTTCTACGCCGAGCTGCTGCGGCGGCTGGGGCTGGACGCCGGCGACCTGCCGGACCAGCTCGACCGGGACGGCTGGCCGCTGCTGCGGGAGCGGCTGGCGGCGCTGTTCCGCACCCGGACCCTGGACGAGTGGT